CTAATCAACCAAGTAGGTTTAAAGTAAAAGAAAGGAGTAAAAAGTAAATGGCAAATGTAAACGGAACAGAAATTAATCTTATGCCTACTGAAGGTATGAGAGAAGAAGCACAAAGATATAGGAACTGGAAAAAAGAAGGAGAAGGTGGCGGTACTGATGACGCAAGAACAAGAGCTACACAAATATTAAGTGGTAACCAGCTAAGTCCAGATACTGTTATAACTATGAATGCGTGGTTTGCCCGCCATCAAAGCGACAAATCAGGCAAGGGTTTCCGTCAGGGCGAAGAAGGCTATCCTAGTAATGGTAGGGTTGCTTGGGCGGCCTGGGGCGGTGACGCTGGTCAAACTTGGGCTAGGTCAAAATCCAATTCAATTAAAAAAGCAAGGGAGCGTACTATGTCTGAACAGACAGAAGAAAGAGCAGCACCAGATGCCTTAAAAACTGGTGATTTTGTAGCTTGGAATGCTAGTGGAGGTCGAGCTAGAGGCAAAATTACCAGAGTTGTAAGGGATGGTAAAATTGATGTTCCTAGCAGTTCTTTTGTGATTAATGGTACAGCAGAAGACCCAGCCGCATTAATACAGGTTTATAGGAATGGAGAAGGTACTGATATTTATGCTGGTCATAGATTTAGTGCTTTAACAAAAATTTCTCCTATTAGGATGTTTGATTCAAACGATAAGTTTGAAAGAAAAGAAGTTACTGATTTCAAAAATGTGAAATCCAGAACATTTGAGTTTCCTTTCTCATCAGAACAACCTGTAAAAAGAGTATTTGGTAACGAAGTGTTAAGCCACGAAGAAGGCAGCGCAGATTTAGTTCGACTAAATGATGGCGCACCTTTTCTCTATAATCACAATCCCGATAAAGTTCTAGGCGTAGTGGAGTCTGCGTACATAAATCCAAGCGACAAGCGAGGTTACGCTAAAATTCGTTTTTCTCGCTCTAAATTTGCTTCAGAAGTCTTAGATGACGTAAAAGATGGAATATACCGGGGTATTTCTTTTGGATATTCAATTGAAAAATTTGAAGAAATGGAAGACGGCCTTCGCGCAGTCTCATGGATTCCTCACGAAGTTAGCCTGGCGACCATTCCAGCGGACAATTCTGTTGGTTTTGGAAGAAGTTTGATAGAACCCTTACAAGGTAATAGTATTAATATAGAAGATAAGTCTCCTATCGAGGAGATAAATTCTGCGGTTGAACCCGCATCACCCACGGTTCGCACTATGGAAGAATCTACTAAAGAAACTGCGGTGGATACGGCTCCAGCCGTTGAAATCGATGTCAATGCCGAAGTACAACGTGCTATTGACGAAAATAACGCTCGTACTGCTGAGATCACAACTTTATGTCGTGAATACAAACAGTATGGAGCAGAAGATATTGCAGACGCACTCATTAGAGGAAATAAATCTCCTAATGAAGCGAAAGCAGCAATCCTCGATCTTGTCAAAAACAAGGCAGAGGTAAATAATACTCCAATTCGTTCTACTGACATGATTGAGCCAAAACAGTCTAAAGAGTTCCTTGACAAGAAAGAAGTTAAGCAGTTCTCATTTTTAAGAGCTATTAACGCATTAGCATCTCCAGCAGATAAGCAAGCACAAGAAGCTGCTTCATTTGAGAGAGAAGTTTCTGATGAAGCTTCAAAGCGTTACGGTAGACCAGCAAAAGGAATTATCGTTCCTAACGAAGTTTTAAAAAGAGACTTAAATGTTGGTACTGCTGCTGATGGTGGAAACCTAGTTAGCACAGAACTTCTCAGCGGTTCATTTATAGAAATCTTGAGGAATAAGATGGCTATAATGGAAGCTGGAGTCACCATGTTGACAGGGCTTGAAGGTAATATTTCAATTCCGAAGCAAGACGGTACAACTTCCGCTTATTGGGTTGGTGAAGGATCTGCTCCTACAGAGGGTCAACAGTCGTTCACACAAATTTCAATGACACCAAAGACGATTGGTGCATTTACTGACTTTACTAGAAAAACTCTTCTACAATCTTCAATTGATATTGAAGCATTTGTTAGAGATGACATTGCTAAAAAGATTGCTCTTGAGTTAGATCGTACAGCTATCTATGGAACAGGTTCTTCTAACCAGCCATTAGGTCTAAAAGATACGAGTGGTATTGGCTCTCAGTCATTAACATCATTTGGTACTTTTGCTGAGTACATCGGAATGGAAACAGATGTAGCTGTTGCTAATGCTGAAGGTGGTTCTATGAAGTATCTAATTAATGCTTCTGCTAGAGGTGCTTTAAAGTCAACAGAGAAGGCTTCAAACACAGGTATGTTTGTATTCGACAATAACCAAATCAATGGTTATGACGCTATTGTTTCTAACCAGTTAGCTAACAATGACGCAATCTTCGGAGACTTTAGTCAGTTCATCGTTGGTATGTGGTCTGGTTTAGATTTAACAGTTGATCCATATGCTGGTGCAACTGCTGGAACAGTAAGAATCATCGCTTTACAAGATATCGATTACGCTATCCGTCAGGCTGGAGCATTCTGTTTCGCTACTTAATATGAAAGTTGAGTTAATCAGAGGTGTGTTGATAGCTGGAGTCCACAAGGACTCTGGCACAACCATTGATGTGGATCAAGATTTAGCTAGATCGCTTATAGGCAGCGGTAAAGCTGTAATCCCTGTTGTTAAGGCAACACCAAAAGCAAAGCCTAAACCTAAAACTAAAACTGTTGTTAAGGACGACTGACATGGGCTACAACCGAGCTAATTTAGAAAGACTAGATCTATTGACAGGTCTTGGTACTTCTACAAAAACTGCTACTGGTCAAGGTACTGGTATCGATTTACAAGATTATGAAGGAGATATCCTTTTTATTCTTGATTCTGCTGCTGGTGGCGGATCATCTCCAACACTAGACGTAACTATTGAAGATTCTGCTGACAATTCAACTTTTGCTGCATTGTCTGGAGCAGCCTTCACACAAGTAACTGGAAGTGCATCATCACAAAAACTATCTATTAGTTCTGATGAGTGTAAAAGATATGTAAGAGTTAAGTTCACTATTGGTGGTTCTTCTCCTACATTTGATCTATCTGTAACAGGATTAGGTCTTAAGAAGTACGGTTAAATTTATTGCCCCTTAACTGGGGCTTTTTCTTATGCCTTTTACAGAAGATTTAGATACATTTTTTATAGATTTTAGAGACTCTGTTATCTACGACAATGCAGAGTATATAGCTTTTTTAGATCAGCCTGACGAGATGATAGCTGACGGAGTTGTATTAACTACTGATTACCAATTAACAGGAAGAACTAAGGATTTTGGTTCAATATTATTTGATGAGACTATAAAAGTTAATGATGAAGATTATAAGGTTAGAAGTGTAAGAAAAATTGATGATGGTAGTTTATGTATAGTATCTCTAACTAAAACGGACGAATAAATGGCATCAAAAAGAGAACAAATTCTTGCAGCATTAAAAACAAAATTAACAGGTACTACTGGTGTTGCAAAAAGAATATATAGAAGTCGTCCAGAAGCTTTTGCAAAAGCAGAAACCCCAGCTATTGTTCTTGAGCCTATTAGTGATACTGCTTTAGATACTAATAGTATTTATGAAAAAATAACTTGGGAATTTAGAGTTAGAGTTTCTGTAATTGTTAGAGGTGCAATACCAGATAAAGTTGCTGATCCTACAAATGTTAGTTTGTATAACAAACTTATGACAGATCCAACAATTGGTGGACTTGCAATTGATATAAAGCCATCAACAGTTAACTTTGAAATTATTGAAGCTGACCAGCCAGCAGGGATAATTTCTAATGAATTTGATATTGAATATAGAAGCTCTTATAACAATCTTTCAGCCTAACAACCCTGTTGGACTAATATATTAAATGAACAATAGATAAACTCCAATGGCATTATTGCAACGAAAACGAGTCATTCTAATTGAAACTGAGTCTGGTACTTCAGAAGCAACTGTTGATGCTACTGACGCAGTTCAAGTTATTGATTTGAATATCACACCACAATCAAGTGATGTAGTTAATAGAGATGTTGTTAGACCTTATTTTGGTGCTAGTGAACAGTTATTAGCTAACACAAAGGTTGAATGCACATTCTCAGTCGAATTTGCTGGTAGCGGTACGGCCGGGACAGCCCCTAGGTACTCAAAAGCCCTAGAGGCGTGTGGCATGAAAGAAACAATTGCCTCTGGCACTTCTGTTACTTATAAGCCAATGTCTACAGGTATTGAGACAGTTACTATCCATTACAACGTAGATGGTGTTCTTCATAAGGCTATTAATTGCCGAGGAACTTTTTCGTTAGTCTGCGAGGTAGGAGCAATCCCGCGAATTGATTTTTCGTTTACTGGAGAGTATGTAGCCCCAACAGATTCTGCACTTCCAACAATCACCTATGGCGATCAGGCATCTCCATTAATATTCAAAAACGGTAATACAACTGGTTTTCAAATATTAAGTCATCAAGGTTCACTAGCTTCATTTAACATGGATCTAGGAAATACTGTTGAATATAGAGAATTGGTTGGCGCATCAACTGCTAAAGATGTTCTTATCACTGATAGGGCAGCCTCTGGATCTGCAACAATAGAAGCCGTTGCATTAGGCACTAAAGATTTCTTTGCTGCATCTATAGCAGAAGGTTCCTTAGGTAATTTACAGTTTCTTCATGGAACAACTGCTGGTAACAAAGTTCAATTTACTTCTTCCAGAGTTGATATAGGTGATGTCGCTTATAGTGAGATGCAAGGTGTTGTTATGCTTGATATTCCTTACACTCTTGTACCAAGTACTTCTTCTACAGCGGCAGAAGGAGATGAATTTAGCTTAATCTATACTTAACATTTTGAATTTAAGAGCTAAAGTGTAGAAGTATATTTATTTCTACACTTTATGACTTTCATCAGAAAAAAGAAAAAAACTTTCAAATGGCCTGTTGTTGTAAGAGAGCCTAGCGAAACCAAAGTTGGTGAATATGATGAAAACCATTTTATTGGCATCTTTAATAGATTAGATAGAGATGCATATGAAAAAGCATTAGCATTAAATGATGAATTTAAAATGCTTCAAAAAATGATTGTTGGCTGGGAGGATATAACTGATGAAAATGGAAATGAAATTAGTTTCAATGAAAAAAATTTAAAAGATTTACAACAAGATAATTATTGGCTTACTGCTGTTGTAAAAGCATATACCACTTCTCTTACTGATGAAAAATTAAAAAACTAAAAGAGGCAGTTCTGTACTGGTTGGGTGGAGGTAAAGATGTTATTGACGAAACCAATAAAGACGCACAAGCATTTGGGATAGAACTGCCGAAGAAGCAAGAAAAAAAAGAAAAATATTTTGAGGTTTTTGAAGACAATTGGATAGCGGTGCAAATGTTTGTAAAAGCACAGACACAATGGCAAACATCTTTTGGAGGTTTCGTTGGATTAAAATATGAGATATTCTTAATGCAAGGAGGTTTGTTTGACCTTTACAATATAAAGGATAGGACTAAAATTCTAGAAGAACTGCAAATTATGGAAAGTTACGCTTTGCCAGAATTAAATAAAGAGAGCAAAAAATAATGACAACTGTTAGTGATATTTTAATTAAATTTAAAAAACTTGGAGATGATGAAGTTGGTCTTGCTTTCAAAAGAATTACAAGAGAGGCAAGAGGAGTAGAAAAAAGCTTCCAAAGATTATCTGATACAGGAGTAAGAAAATTACGATCTGAGTTAAGATCTTTAGGAAGTACTGGTGTCAATACGATTTCATCTATGCGAGCGCAAAAAAATGCTTTGCTAGGTTTGCGTGATATGGCTGATGTTACTGGTAATGAATTTAAAAGATTAACTGCCGACATTGCAAGATTAGATGCAAGAATGAAAAAAGCTACTGTGACTTCTGGAGGCTTAAAAAGTAGATTATCAGGTTTTGCAAAAGGTGCTGGATCTGTTGCTTCTGCTGGTATTTTTGGTGGAGTAGAAGGAGCTTTAGGTGCTGGAATTGGATTTGCAATTGGAGGTCTACCAGGCGCAATATTAGGTGGTACGGCTGGTGCATTTGTAGGTCAATTGAGAGAAGGTGCAGGGGAAATAGCGAGCTTTTCTGCAAATCTAGAATTACAAAGAAAAGCATTAAGACTTGTTATTGGAGATACTGAAAAATTTGCAAAATCTCAACAGTTTTTATTACGAACATCTAGAAAGTTAGCTATACCTCAGAGCGTCATAACTAGACAATTTACTTCTTTAACGGCTTCTGTTGTTGGTGCTGGGAAGTCTGTAGAAGATGCAGAAGAAGTGTTCCAAGCAATTGCTGCTGGTATTAGAGGTACTGGTGGAACCCTTGAAGATATGAAAGCAGCAATGCGAGCAACTAGTCAGGTGTTCTCAAAAGGCAAAGTATCAGCCGAAGAATTGAGACAACAATTGGGTGAAAGGCTACCCGGTGCATTTACTTTATTTGCTGAGTCAATGGGTAAAACTCCAGCAGAATTAGATAAGGCATTAGAGCAAGGTAAAGTAACGCTTGATGACTTTATGAAATTCGCAAATACTTTATTTGAAAGGTATGGCGAAAATGCAAAAATTCTTGCATCAAGTCCAGAAGCTGCTGGTGATAGATTAAGGACATCACTTGAAGAACTTAATGATGATTTAGGTTCTCTTTTGAAACCAATTGGAATGCAATTTCAAACTTTGGCAGATGACATTGTAAAGCAGTTTGGAAGAATAATAAAAGAAATAAGAAATATGGTTGATGGTATAGCTACTGAACGGAAATTAATTGATGCTTTGATGCTTACAAAAAACGAAAGACAAAAAATAAATACAGAAGCAAAAGATGCAGCTATTAAAGAAATTGGTTCAACAATTCTCACAAAAGACGCTGCTGATAAAATTGCTGCTTTATATGATGCTAATCCAGTTGCGGATTTACTTGGTGTAAGAGAAATGAAGAAAAAATATTTGTATGACAACGTGGGTAGGACTTTTGATGACTTAAATAGCTTTACATTTGATATGTTTTATAATTATGAATTAGCTTTTGACAAAAATTTAGCTGATGTAACAACCAATATTAGAAGAAAAATGTTCAAAGAAATGTTTGATTTAACTGGAGATAATTCTTTTAGTGCTTTTCGTAGAGGTTTAGGTGGTGATGATGGTGGTAGTGGTGATGATGGTGGTAGTGGTGGTGGTGGTGGTGGTGGTGGTGGTGGTGGTGAACTTAGTGATAAAGATTTACAAAAAAATTTAGATTTTATAGAAAAGACAAGACAAGCAGAAG